CAAACAACAGAAAGTGGTATCCTATTTGCTGACGCACGGTGGGGTGTTGGTACTGAAGATGTGGCATCTGACACTGTTCCTGCAATCGAAACATTGCTAACAGAAGATTGGGTTGATCCAGATGCTCCGGATCCAGACTTGTATCCAAGAGGTATGTTGTTATTCAACCTACGTCGCAGCGGTCTAAATGTGAAGAAGTTTGTAAGCAATTACTTTAACGATGTTGATTATCCTCAAGTAGATTACCCAAGCAAGCCAACAGACTACAATACTTGGGTGTCACTAAATCCAACAAAGGCAAATGGCTCACCCTACATGGGCCGCAAGGCTGTACGTCAAGTTGTCGTAGAGGCAATGAAGGCAGCAGTTGATTCCAGCGTAGAGTTGAGAGAAGAACAAAGACTATTCAATGTTCTAGCTGTTCCAGGGTATCCTGAATTGCTTCAGAACTTGGTTGCTCTAAACAATGACAGAAAGAACACAGGCTTTATTCTTGGTGATACTCCACTAAGACTAAGTCCAGATCTAACTGCCATTCAAAATTGGGCAAACAATGTTAACAACGCAACTGAAACAGGTGATGATGGACTAACAGTGAGAGACGAATACCTAGGTATTTTCTACCCACATGGTTATTCTAACGATCTAAGTGGAAACAGTGTGGTTGTTCCTGCAACACACATGATGCTCCGTACGTTGATCAGCAGCGATAATAAAAGTTTCCCTTGGTTTGCACCAGCAGGCACACGTCGTGGTACTGTTGACAATTCAAGTGCTCTGGGATATGTAAATTCAGCAACAGGTGAGTTTACAACCATTGGTGTTAGAGAGGCTCTAAGAGATACCCTCTATGAAGCAAGTATTAACCCAATTACATTCCTAACAGGCACAGGCATTGTTAACTACGGTAACAAGACTTCAATTACTGATGCAAGAGCAATGGATAGAATTAACGTTGCACGTCTAGTGGCATACATTAGAGGACAACTTGATCTACTGGCTCGCCCATTCCTCTTTGAACCAAACGACAAGATCACAAGAGATGAGTTGAAGAACGTTGTTAGCTCATTGATGAATGAACTAGTTGTAAAAAGAGGTCTATATGATTATGCTGTTGTTTGCGACGAATCAAACAATACACCAGCAAGAATTGATAGAAATGAACTTTATGTAGACGTAGCCATTAAGCCAGTTAAGGCTGTGGAATTTATCTACATTCCAGTTCGTATTAAGAACACTGGTGCTAGCTTAACAGCAACTGTTTAATATAACTTAGAGATAGGGATAGGAAACTATCCCTATCTTTTTGGGTGAAATGGTCCAGAAAAATGCACCATAATTAGATAAATATTTTGAAGGTTAGGAGTAACATTTAATGGCTATTTCATCATTAACAAAGTTCACAGTACCATTAGCAAGTGACCAAAGTGCAAGTTCACAAGGTATGCTAATGCCCAAGCTAAAGTTCCGTTTCAGAGTAATCTTTGAAAACTTTGGCGTTAGTTCACCAAAGACTGAACTAACAAAGCAAGTTCAGGACTTCAAGAGACCAAATGTAACTTTTGGAGAAGTTCCAATTGATGTGTATAACAGTAAGATCTATCTTGCTGGTAAGCATGAATGGGACGTAGTCACTTGTACCTTACGTGATGATGCACAGGGCAATGTCGCAAAGCTGGTTGGTGAACAACTACAAAAGCAATTTGACTTTGCAGAACAATCAAGCGCCAGCAGTGGTATTGACTATAAGTTTAACACACGTCTAGAAATGTTAGACGGTGGTAACGGTGCAAATACACCAACAGTTCTAGAGACATGGGAAATGTATGGCTGCTTCCTAACAGGTGCAGATTATGGTGACGTGAACTATGGTACTAACGAGCAAGTGACTATTGCATTGAACATTAGATATGACAATGCTCTACAGACACCAACAGGTTATGGCGTAGGTAGTGTTGTAGCTCGTACACTTGGTTCAGTTGCAACCGGCTAATAGTATTAATGCCTACTTTTAACCAATTCTTACGTCAACTCGGCACAGGAGACAATGTACGCGATTATGCTCACGCATCGCGTACATTCGTTGACGGGGGAACGTATAGACTAGCACCCAAACAGAAGTTTTTATTTTATGTTGTCTTTAACATTAACCCTGTTAGAACAAGCCTAAGTAATTTAGAAAAGCGTGAGATCAGTGCGTTGGTTAAAAACGTTTCACTTCCTAACTTCTCAATAGATACTAGCGACTTAAACCAATACAACAGACACAAACACGTTCAAACTAAAATTAACTATCAAGCAGTTAGCATTAAGTTTCACGACGACTCCAATAATACAATCAATAAGCTCTGGATTGATTATTATAGTTACTACTATGCAGATACATTGTATCCCGAAACAGAATACTACTACGGTCCAGAAGTACAAACTGGCGATAGAGCTCACATCAGTTGGGGTCTGGATAATGGCTCTATTGATCCTTTCTTTAACAACATTAAGATATACAGTTTACATCAAAAGAAGTTTACTGAGTATACGCTAATAAATCCTATTATAAAGTCTTTCAGTCATGACAGTCATGATTATAGCGAAGGTGCAGGCATACTGGAAAATAGTATGGATGTGGAATACGAAGCTGTAAAGTATGCGACTGGATCGGTTAGATCAATTAAAGGATTTGGTGAACTACACTATGATACAACACCAAGTCCACTCAGTCCACAAGGTGGCGGCACACAAAGCTTCTTTGGTCCAGGTGGCCTACTAGACAGTGGATCAAGTATTATTGGCGACCTTGCCAGCGGCAACTTAATCGGTGCTGCATTGTCTGGCGCACATCTTTACAACAATGCTAGTAATATGAATATGAAGGGCGCCGCCAATGAAGAACTTAGAACTATTGGTAACCAACTCTTAAGAGGACAAAATCCTACTACTAAATTTGCGTTCCCAGTTGCTGGAGCAGTAAATAATTTGATTGCTCCCAATAGCAGCACATCATACTATGAACCAGGCGCCCGTGTAAATTCTGGACTAGCTACAAGTAATGGCTCTGGACTTGCAGTAGCAAGTAAGGCAGTTAATAGTACTAGAAATTATGCACTAGGAGGGGTTAATACTAACTTACAACCTTCTAGCCTAATAGGTGGTAGTCCAACTTTAAACACTAAGAGATAATAATGGTAACGAACTCGAATCTACCAGCACCACCAGAAAATAAAACTAAGAAGTTCTTTGAAGAGTACTTTCAGGATCCTATCTATCTTAGTGAAAATGAATACGACATTGCATATGCTTTCTTCTTTAAGGTAACAAAGGAAACTAGTAGTGCTAAAGCATTGCTGGCTTCAGTAGCCTATTCAGCAAAACGTAATAATATACCGCTGCTTCAAGTGGTACAAAGTTTAAAGTCAGGTGATCAAGTTGAACTTAACTATAACTTGTCTGTGTTCTTAAACTCAACTAGAGCATCCTCCAGTTTCCTAGGCTTTCAACTTAACAGCCTCCCCAATAACTTTGTTGAGAGAAATGTGAAACCCTAATGGCTAAATGGATGCAGGGTGTCTATACTGTACGCAACAAAGAGAAGTATGCCGGCAATAAAGCACCTCGTTATCGTAGCAGTTGGGAAATGATGTTCTGTCAGTTCTGCGACAATAACCCAAGTGTACTACAATGGGCAAGCGAAAGCATACAAATACCCTACTTTAATCCTATTAAGGGACGTGCTACAATCTATATTCCAGACTTCTTTATCGTTTATGTGGATAAAGATGGAAGGAATCATGCAGAACTTATCGAGATCAAGCCACAAAAAGAAACCACAATGGAACATGCTGGCAAGAGTCAGCACAATCGTCTAATGGTCGCTATCAATCATGCTAAGTGGGCAGCGGCATCTGCGTTTTGTCAAAAGCAGGGAATCAAGTTTCGAATTGTCACTGAACAAGATATCTTCTTTCAAGGCGGTAAGAAAAGATAATTATTTGCATGACTAAAAAATTAAATGATCTGTTTAACCTAGCACCTCCTATTATTGATGAGGTTGAAGAACCTATGGATGAACAGGAAGATCAAGCTCAACAGCTAGTTCAGTTACTAGATGCTGCTGACAAGATTGACAATGCATTGCCCTATGTCAAAGGCTTAGAGGATAGTGACAAAGAACTGGATGAACTGGCTAGGAAATCAGAAGAGACCTTCCAAAGCTTGATTGATTTAGGTATGAACATGGAGGGCAGATTTGCTGCACCTGTGTTCGAAGCAGCCACAAAAATGATGGGCCATGCCATTGCGGCAAAGACCGCTAAGATGGATAAAAAGTTGCGTATGATTGACCTGCAACTTAAAAAAGCCAAGCTGGATCAATCTAAACCAGTAATAGATGACGATGATGGTACCATGAATAGTACTGGTATTACAATGACTAGAGCAGAGTTATTGGAAAAAATACTGTCTGGCAATAAATAATAAGAACTGGAGATTGTTAATGAAAAATTTCAAACAATATCTTACCGAGAGTGTAAAAGAATATTCTTATAGAATTAAATTTGCTGGTTTAGATAAAGATGCCGATATGAATCACCTAGAGAAGGCACTGGAAAAGTACAGTGTGACCTCTATGAGTAAGCCCAAAGTGACACCTATTCAACAGCACCCAATGGATTTTCAAAATTTAGATAACCTAGATGT